TAACAAAACAAAGATTTACACCAGCAGTATCTCTACGGATAACGGAATTGTATTTAAAAATAATGAAGGCTTTACCAACTTGACTGCCAATGTAATAGATAATGGGGTAGATCGGACAGACAATTTCACAATTCGATGGTTTAAGGATGGAAATCATATTTATGCCGGTCGGACCATAAAAGTTCGAGCTTTGGATGTGGAGAGCAAGGCGGTCTACAAATTTGAAGCAAGGGATACGGAGGGAATCCTTCGAGGATTCGAAGAGGTTACGGTTATGGATGTATCCGATGGAACAGACGGAGAGGATGCAGCAATCAAGTCGGATACCCCGCCGGACGATAAGACCAAGCTCTGGTACGATACAGTCAATAACGTGTTTAAGTACTGGGATGGCGAAAAATGGGTGGAAGCATACACGGAAGACATCGAGGATGCGAAAGATGCTGCGGGAAATGCTCAGGAATCCGCAAATACAGCAATCTCTAGCGTAACGAATATCAACACTAGCTTCGAAAAATACAAAAATGAAGTTCGTGCAGAATTTAAAAATACAGTAGAGTATGTGAATGGTAAGACCGAGGTGGTTGATACATGGGTACGGCAGGGGTCGGATGGCGTAACACCGTTTCTGGAGCTTGGAGGGACGGGAAACGATTTAAAAGCGAGGCTTACCAACTCCCGTTTAGGTTTTTACGAAGGGGACAAAGGACTGGCATATTTTGGGAACGAGAAAGCGTATATGCCAGTAGCAGAAGTCGACAATCTAAGTGCAAAGAGAGTTGGTGTAGGCAACTATGCCATGCTGGACAATGGGGATGGACACCTATCTATAATCTATATCGAGTAAGGAGAGAAAATGGCAGGAACAGGAAGAATCTATGTCACGGCAGTACGTGGTGTAGGAGATGTTAATCTCACGCACAAGTATGATGTAGATATCAGATTTGATATCGCATTTGACTGGGGCGGGTACAATTACGGTGGTGCACCGTACAGCATGAGTTGTGATGGACAGAACACCTCTGGCAACGCGACATTTGCAGTCGGCAGTGGCGGCGGACAATGGATCTGGACTAATATTGGCGGAACGAAGACGTTCCGGATTACGATGCCAACGAGCGGACAATCAAAGAAGATCGGCTTTTCCGCGACGGTCAATACAGGAGTTAATCCAGCCACGATCTCAGCGAGTGGGGAATACACCTTGTCGGCTATTACGTGGGAGCATACAGTATCTTATAATGCAAATGGCGGGACCGGTGCTCCAGACACCCAGAAAAAGATATACGGATCCGTATTAACACTATCTTCTGTGCGTCCCACAAGAGGTGGCTATGTATTTATGGGCTGGGCAACATCGTCCGCTGGAGACGTAGCATACATGCCGGGATCAACGTACGGTGCCGATGCGGATGTGACTCTTTATGCAGTTTGGCAGATCGCGTACATTAAGCCGACAATTACCGGGTTGACTGCATTGCGATGCGACTCTAAGGGATCACCAAAAAGTGATGGCACGCACATTAAAGTCACTGGGAGTTGGCAAGTAGACCAGACCTTAAATAGCTCTAACAAGGCAACCAGTGTCAGGATAGATTATCAGGAGACTGCTTCTGGAAGTCCGGTGAAAGCAAGCGAAACATACCCAAACACGAC